TACTGGGCTCAATAAATTTTCCATTGGCATATATTTGTACAGCAGGAACTGTATTATTGGTATTGACGGCCACATCCAACAACAACGGGGCTCCATCATAGGTAAATTGAAACTGCTGACGTATTAAACTAGTAGTAACTGCGTTTTGCCATCCAATTTCTTTTTCAAACGTAACTCTGGTGTTGTATTGACGCACAAATCCTGTGCTCAATGCCAGTGTTTGTCCTGCGCTGTTTGTGGTGTAGTTGAATGAATCTTTGTAAAAATTATTGTCAAAAACAATGTCGCCAATATTGGTCAGGCTCAGATAGGTTAAAGGAAATCCCAATACGAGATCAGGAGCTGCGTCACCAATTGCATAACTGAATAGTGGACTACCTGTAAAGTTTGAACTGGGGTATATGGCACGATCACCAAAGCTAATGCCATTGCTGTTATAGATGTCAAACAAAGGAGGCTGATTCACACTGATTTTTTGTTGTGCTTTGATCCATGCCACACCATCATAGTAGTACGACAATCCTTGCTCGGTAAGGCCACTCAAGATAACTGTTGTTTGATCTACCAATGCTGTTGCGATAGGAGTAAGCACAATCACAGGCACATCCACAATGGTAGAATCTTCAGCATTGGTGTTGGTGACAACAAATTGTACTTCATACACTGTTCTTCGCACTTCTGGATCGGTGTCTGCGGCAAAAATAATTGTGCTTCCGTTGATCAAGGTGTAGCCGTCAGTGCTGTAGCCCAAGGATCCATTGACGTTGCTCAAGGCATCAGTCTGTACAGTATCAATAATGTCTACCGGTGCTAGACCATCAGTACCAAAATCAAACAGTCTTGTGCCAGCACGGAATTCCAGCACTGGCCTGCGGGCACGGAAAGCATTGTCTACCACAGGTGTTGTATTATTGTATTCTGCACTGGCTGTAATTGTATCAATGTGGAACCAACGGTTACTACGAGTCCAGGCATTGAGGTCTGGACTAGCACGGTTAATGGTCAGGTAATCTGGAACTGTGGGTTGATTTAAATTGCCATCAAAATTGCTGGAGTCATATGGTGTAGTGTCGTAAGGAATTGTTTCACTATCTGTGTAGGTTTCTGGAGTTACAAACTCAGTAACTGCTAATAATTTTATAGCTGTACCTACTCCTTCTACATAATATTCATTGTTTTGATATGTTGTGGGAAATACGTTGCCACGGAATATTACCTTCATTCCATTGGTAAAAACTACCCCATTGGGGCTGGTATAGGTAGGTGATCCAATAATGGCATCAACATCAATGGAAGTTGACATATCAAGATCAATTATGTTGAACCTTCCGACTATTTCTGGATCTGTTCCATCTTGATAAAATAAAACATTTTTGTCAGCGGTCAGTAATGGAATCTGTTCAAAAAATCCATCTGTGTTTTTATACCAACCGGTACTGGAATACTCAGTACCAAACCCAACTGTGAATTTATTGTCAAGATCTACATTTTGTACAAATTGTAATGACATGTAGATGCCGCCGCCAACGGCAGTTAGATACTGTATGCGCCATACGCTGTATTGTGTAGCTTGGTCTGTAATAAAAGTAGTTTGATCAAAGGTAGTGGAGTCAAACGATCCAACACCACTTTCTACATTGCCTGCATTCAGCAAAGGATCAAAAAATGTAGTTTGTTGCCACCCACCAGTTTCGGGATCTGAATTTTGATTGATAAACGCTACAGTACGATTTTGTAAATTTGTAATACCATCAATACCATTGGGATTGGCCGCAAAAAATGGTTCTACAAATTGATTGTTGATTTGATCAAACTGTAATGTAGTGACCAAGTCCACTGTGCCAATACTGGGCATGTTGTAATAAAAATTCTGTGCTGTGGCCAACGGCACGTTAAACGTAACTGTTCCTAGATCTTCACCGTTATTTTCTACACCTAACACGTCTCGGCTGCTAATATTAGGAGTAGCAATTACACGACCGTTGACTCCAGGATCTGTTTGAATCCAAAATCCAGGACCCGTACCGGCTGTGCCATCAACGATGTTGATCTGGCCACGCAGATTAAATTCTAGATCATTGGCGTAATACAGTATATCGGGTGCGTCTTGTGGTACTGTAAATGTGATTAGGCCGCCACCAGCACCATTGTTAAACACTCCATCTGAATATATGTTTGTGGTTCCGAGGCTAGGCTCAGTCTTGATATAAAATGCCCAAGGAAAAGTTTGAGTCAAATTAAACACATAGGTATTACCACGAGTCAACGTCAATGTAGGATTAGGATAAAAATCAATGTTCCAACTGCTGGCGTCATTGTTGGTCACACGAAAGTTGACTGTTTCTGTTTGATTCTGTGCCACATTAAAAGTATAACTGCCACCGCGTACTAAAGTAAGTGCAGGATTATCACCAGTTGCACCTGAGAACGTATACACTCCGTTGGCTCTGGTAACTGTAAAACTGTCAGTCAGTGGAACTCCAGTAGCTGATACATCCACTGCCAAAGGGCCGCCTGGTAACCAATAGTATTGAGCATAGTTTACAAATTTGTCAAGATCAACAAACGGATCCCAGGTGTAATAGTCGCTGGTATAAAGTCTTTGTGGATCGTCAGTAAATGCACCTTGCAATTGCAGTGCATCGTTGATTCCAGGATAGGTTATAGTATCAAATACACGGGCACTATCTGCTGGATCAATCTGTACCACTCCTGGTTCAAGTTGATAATCTGTGCGAGTTTTTGTGGGTTCAACCACATATCGGTCATTGGCATTGACTCCAGGACCAACTCGACGACCAATAAATCCTTGGGTTTGATTATATTGCGGATTTTGTATTAGCTGATCTAGTGTGGCCGCTAGGAATTGACGATTGATCGGAGTCTGGAATATTTCTGGCAGGAAATCTACACTGCGAACCTGTTTCATTAAATTACTCCGCTGCCAGGAGCAGTTTGTAAATTAGTACTGGTCAATGCAGTGATAACCTCAACGTCATTGACTGTGGCTCCATTGACAAAAATTTGATTAGGAGCTGATCTAATTTCGTATAAATCACCAAAACTTTTTTGACTATTCAACGGAACTAATACCACACTGCTTACAATATCGCCAATGTTTTGATGTATGTAGGCCGACAGTTCACTGAAGTAAAATGTATCACCAAAGTTCCAATTGGCTAGATCAAAATAAGCATTCATATTGGCCACGACCAAATTTTTAATAGTGCTTACACTGGCTGTGCTATTGGCAGAACGGATTACTTTAATTGTGGCTCTTAGAGCCGAATCTGCTTTTTGTCCAAACAACGGTTGGAAATCTACACTGTTAAGAATCATGTTGTCAGATATCATTTTGTAATTTTGTAGGCCTTGGTAAGCAGTATTCAACTGATCAATTGTGGGCACTGTTGGCTCTGTGACTGTGCCAGTGGTGTCTTGTAACCAATTGATATAGGATGTGTAGTATGAGTTGGTGACTATATAAACATCAATAATGTTAGTAGATCCTGGATCAATTCTGCTAGTCAATGGACTGTTATGGCGATATTGGAAATATAAATCTTGCCGTCCTACTTGGGCCTGATATCCGTAGGTCTGAGTCAGGGTTGGATTGTTAAGACTGTCTACACCCAAGATATAAAATACCTGGGCGGCTCCCAAGGAATCTGTTTCGCTGTACGCATAAAATACCTGGCCGCTCACATACTGACTTTGTACTGCTTGTATGTCTGACAGGGTTGCATAATCACTATTAACAATTCCTGCCTCAATTAACAAATAACGTTGTAAATTATCAAAGTCTAATGTGGCCTGGAAGAACACATATTTCTGATTGGAATCAACCGACGGTGCTACAATATCGTTAAAGAAATCTGGATTGACCGGTGCGATGTCTCCGCCGGTTCTATCAAAACTGACCACAACTTGGAAGTCATCAACTAGGCCGTCGCTGAGTACAGGTTGATCAATAATAGTCACTATATTGTCTGAGCCCATTGGTGTTGAACTATCAGGCCGACTGTTAACTTTAAGTATGTTGATGTAGTCGCGTATTACTGTGCCAGTTCTGCTGTCGTAGATAGGATCGCTGGTATAAAAGAAAAATCTGGTTTGTAGCACACTGCCAAAATAGTACTGCAAACTTCTTGAAGATACTGTGTATACTGATCCATTGAAGGTTGCTTGTATCAACCATGACGCATCAAGGTTGGTACCTGCGGTGCTTTGTGCATTTGCCAAACTAAAGGTGGCATCTACAGCAAGGTTGTTGGAAGTAATCACATACCAGGTATCGGTAAGATTGTTATAACCTAGACCAAAATTTTGATTAAGTGAAATTTGTTCAACTACACTTTGTTGTACACTGGTAGGAATATCTGTGGTAAACACTGGAATCACCTGTACGGGAATTGCTCCAGTGGGTACAAAATTGTTTAAGACCACGGGGCCTATACCCGATGGCAAGTTGCCTAGTCCTTGTGCTGTTCCTGCCAGATATACCGCTGTGGGGCTAGCCCAGATTGTGAGTTTTTCGTCGGGCTGAGTAGGTACTCCCACTGCCAATCGATTACTGGCAGTAAAATAATATCCCGACGGAGCTGCAAACTGTACCAGACTGCCCTCTGTGATATACTTGCCGTTGTTGCTGGCAAATCCGCCAATGGCCACAGGATTTCCTAGGGCATTTTCAAAATAACCCGTGGTCTCATTTGTGATTGCAGTACTTTGATGCCAGGTATAATTTAATACCGCAATGTTGGGTCGCGGAAAATTAGCATAGTAAAATTGTTGTAGGCCAGCACCAACAGTCAACGGAGCAATT